GGTATTAGGAATTCCGGCCATTGCTGCACAAGCAGTAAGAGACAAATATCGTACCGGATCGTTCTTCCCATCGGATGAAGAACTAAAAGCAGCAGTAGACCAAGACAAAGGTGCACAACCACCAGCCCACCCAATGAAAGAAGGAAGTAAAATCATGAACAAAAAACAATTACAGAAAAGAATCAGCCGTCTTGAAGAAACCAAAAAGCAACTGGTTCAAAACTTGCACCAAACTGCACTGCTAAAAGAGCGTTTTGGTGCTGCGGCCAGATTTGCCAACATGCTTCGAGGACTAGGCGGTGGCGCTGAAGCTCTGCCTGCCAGTGTCATGCGTCGTGGTGGTAAGACTTTTGACGCAGTTCCTAGACCACCTGGTTCAACATTTGCTGGCAACGAATTAAAATATGTCAACAGAGCCGATCCCAAAGACATTAGATCATACAGTGATATGAAAAATATTGGTGATAAAAAGCCGGCTGTGTGGCGCAAAGGCGAAGCTCCTCCAGCACCAGCAGCAGCAGTAGGCAAGGCCGATGATGCGGCCGCAGCAGCAGCCAAAGGTGGAAAGCCCTTGAGTCGAACTGCCACAGCAGCACTATCGGCACTGGGCGGCGCAGCAGCTGGATATGGATTAGGGAAACTTGGAGACAAAGATCAAGGCCCTATGCCTGGACCCGATCCAACTCCACAACCTCCAGGACCTGGCCCAGGACCCAAACCACCAAAACCACCCACACCGCCCAAACCTCAACCAGATCGGCCAGGACCAGAACCCTCACCGGTCAAGCCCGCAGTGGACACCAATGTGAATCAAGAATTACCTGACACCTACTGGGACAATCGCGGCAAAGACAAACCAACTACCAAACCGGACGATGTGTCTACAACGCCATCATCATCAGACAACATTGATGTAGATGCTACAGCGGCTAGAGATCGTATTCAGCAGATGGTGAATCGCACCAACGAAAGTTTGGATAGACTAAAACTGCTTGCAGGATTAAAGAAATAAAAATTGATTAAATAGTAAATAGAAACCAAGGAACAAAGATGGATCCAAAATTAATTAGAATGTATAGCGATATACTAAACGAACAGCAAGATTTCGCCACTCAATATGCGATGAGAAATGCACCAACACCGGTAAGAAGCGGTCAAGGGGCAGTACCCGCCACTCAGCCAGCAGCCGCACCAACAGCACCAAATACACAAGTAAGAGGTGCTAGAGGCGGAGCCGGTCAAGTGGTTGCGCCTGGCGCACCAAAACCACTTCCGGGTAATCCAAACGCTCCTGCCTATCAAAAGGATCCAGGACAAAATAAAAAAGTTGGTACCGGAGCAAGTGGATTTCCTGTGCAGTCGAAGACAGGAGCCGGAGGCTTGCCTAGTAAAAAACCACCTGTTGATGCCATGAAAGGCAGTCAAGCTACCGCTGCACAAACGCAAACTAGCAGCTACGGTGGTCAAGACACTAGAACAGCAAATGCGCGAGATCCAAATGCTGCTCCACCCACCCAAGGATTCGCAGGCGGAACTACACCAGCAGCACCTGCTGCGGCCGCACCGTCTGGTCCAGCAGCAGGCACTACAGCAGCACTAGACCAAGCAAAAGCTGGAATAGCCGCAGGTGGAGTCCCTGCAGCAGCACCAACACCCGACTACGATCCGGAAACAGATCCCTCTTTGGCAGCTGGACGAGCAGAGTTAGCAAAAGCAGAACCAGTTAATGTAGCAGCGTCATCGAAAGCAGGTGGTTATGCTCAATCAGCTACAGGCGCAGAAGGCCAAGGCGGCTCACAAGCAGCTATGCCTGCCAGCGGTGTTCCTGTAACAGGCGGCTTTGGCCAATCTACTAATCTTGTGTCAAGAACCCCTGATCAAATTGCAGCAGATAACAAAAAGCCTTTGGGCGGTATGGCAATGGAAGAAGATCTAGAAGAAGAACTAGCTGAAATGATGCGCCTAAGCGGTCTTGCTCTAAATGAAAAAGCAGTTAGTAAACAACAGCAGAAGTTTATGGGCATGGTGCATGCCATGCAAAAAGGCGAAAAGGTCAAAGGTGCTAGCCCAGAATTGAAAAAAGCAGCCAAGGGCATGAGCAAAAGTGATGCACGAGACTTTGCTAAAACCAAACACAAAGGCCTGCCACAAAAGGTCAATGAAGGTATCCACTTGATGTTGGATGAAGATGGCCACACGCTAGAACACATTGTCAACAGATACAAGCACGAAGTTAGACGATTCATCGAAGGCGATTTTATGCCTGAGAATTTGTACGATGCACTATACGACTACTACATGGATCGCGGCGACATGCCATACGGTGTGGCCAAAGCTAGAGAAGGTGATCCATATCAGTGGGTTAGTGAGCGTTTCTACGATGATGTCATGCGTGACCTAGGCAACGGCATGAACGAAACTGCACAACCAGTCATGGACGACACATTGAACGAATTAGCACATCTAGCCGGTCTTACTGAAAGCAAACTAGACGAATGCGGAGACATGGGCATGGATCAACGCGACACTATCAATGTCAGCACCAACATGAGCAGCGATGGCAACAAGAGTGTAAACATCAGTGCCCAAGGCGAAAAAGCCGAAGAACTGTTGGCCATGTTGAAACTGGCAGGCATGGGCGATAAACCTCGTTTTAACACTGATGATGGCGTAGATTTAGATCATCCAGGTGCTATAGAAATTCATGGCACAATGGACGCAGATGGAGCAGAACAATTGGCAAAACAATTGCGTCATGCGTCTATGTCTGAACAAGAAATGATGGATGAAGCAAAGAAAACTAGAGCAACAAAATACAAAAATACTCCTGACGAAGAATATCAAAGCGTGGCAAGTATCACTAGACAAGGCAATGACTTGAATAGAGAAAAGCGTCAATACGCCGACAAGCCCAAGCTAGGCGATAATCCAATGGCTGAAGGAATATCATTGGAAGAACAGTTTGAAGAATTGTATAACAGTGTATTAGTAAAAGAAGCTGATCCGAAGAGACCAAAAGGTGATACTGGACAAGCAGAGATTTACACTGCTGATCTTGGTATTCAGCCTCCTAGTCCTGACGAAGGTCCTGTTGGCAAGGCTCCTGTTGCACCCAAACAACCAGCTGCACCAAAAGCACCTGTAGCCGTGCCAGGAACCAAGCGATGAAAACTCTCAGAGAATACATTGAACAAGTAGAAGAATCATACGATGATCCTCGAGTAGGCGATTATTTTGATTTAGAAATTGCCAGAGACGAAACTCTAATAGAAACTTATGTTGTTGATGTAATGGAAGATGGTATTGTAATCGAAGCAGACGAAACAATGATGAGAATTTTAACGCATGTTGGATACTTGACAGAAGATTCAAACATGCCCACTGCCCAAGATTCTACCAGTCCTATTAACGGTAAAAAAGACGCTAGAAGATTTAACATGGATCATTCGTCGGACACAGATTTAGAGGAAGCCGAATATCGCGGACGCAATGTGCCTCTTGGCAAAAAGATGGCAGGAGATGTTAAAAAGTCCAAAGTGTACGTAAGAAAGCCAAATGGCAATGTGGTCAAAGTTGAGTTTGGTGATCCTAACATGCGTATCAAGAAATCAAATCCCAAGCGTCGCAAAAGTTTTAGAGCAAGACACAACTGCGACAATCCAGGACCAAGATGGAAGGCTCGTTATTGGTCATGTCGTTCGTGGTAAAAATTAACAAGGAAAATCAATGAAAAAATTATTTGCAGTTCTATTATTAATACCAGCTTTTGCATTAGCTCAAAAACAACCACAAGGTGTTACTTATGATGCACAAATTTTAAATGTAACAGATGGTGATACTGTTGTGATCGCTGCACCGTTTTTGCCCGCACCTCTCAAGCCTCAATTGTCAGTTAGAGTATTTGGAGTTGATACTCCAGAAAAAGGGCATCGTGCTATGTGTCCAAGCGAAGCACAGCGCGGCGAGCAGGCCTCGGCATTTACAAAAAATGCTGTGGCTAAATCAGTCAAGCGCCAAGTGATCCTCTACGGTTGGGACAAGTTTGGTGGTCGTGTGCTAGGTGATATGATCTTGGATGGTCAGAGCTTACGAGCAATGTTGATTGCCAATGGATTCGCCAGAGAATACTATGGCGAAGCTAAACAGTCATGGTGCAACTAACAGGCCCGGACAATCCTGATGATGATCGCCCTGTGATTCCTTACGGTGATCATTAATGGATGACTTACAACAACTTAAACTATTAGCCGGCATTGGCAATCGTGCGGTCATGCAGGAATACAAGGGCTTTGCTGGCAGTAACATTTCTGTAACCGGTAATGAAAAAGGCGAACTCATGAAACAACATGATATTCGCCCTGGAACTGAAGAGTGGTTTAAGCTTTGGTTCTCTAAGCCGTATCTCACAGGTGAAAAACCAATTTAAGCGGCTTCGCTATCTCTACCTAAATATTGATTCCACTTAGGATCTTTTACTCTAAACGGACTGTGTTTCCAAGCCGCAGCTAATGCCCAATAATCTGGACGATATGGTTTACGTATTGGATGTATATTGTGTTTGTCTGCTTTTGCCCAATTACAAGCTTTGCAACTAGTGACACAATTTGTCCATTCAGTCTTTCCGCCGCGACTGATCGGTACCACGTGATCGATGGTTAGATCTTCAAAATCAAATGTATCTTCGCAATACTGACATTGATAAAGATCACGTAAGTACATGTTGTAGCGGGTAAAATTAACCTTGCGTTTAAAGTTAAAATACTCTTTTGTAATTGCTACACTAGGTACATTAATAGCAAGTTTTTCGCTGTGTATAATCCAGTCTGGATATGTTTCAATTACTTGAATACGACCCAAATACATCAATTTGATAGCATGTTGCCAATGGATAACGCTTAACGGCAATACACTTATGGGTGTATAATCTTTGTTCAAAAGTAAAGTGTGTGACATAAGTAATTAATATGTTAAAGCCCAATGATAGTATTATAAAGAATCCGTATCAAAAAGTCAATATGACTGAGGATCAAATTTTAGAATTTGCTCGCTGTGCAGATCCAGTAAACGGCCCGGAATATTTCATGAGCAATTATTTCTACATTCAGCACCCTGTTAAGGGCAAAATGCTCTATGAACCTTTTGAATATCAACGGAAACTTATAGATACTTATCACAACAATAGATTCAGCATTAGTCTAATGCCTAGACAAACAGGTAAAACTACTTCGGCGGCAGGTTACTTATTGTGGTACGCCATGTTCCGTCCAGATTCTACAATATTAATTGCGGCACACAAATATACCGGTGCTCAGGAAATTATGCAACGTGTGCGTTATGCATACGAATTGTGTCCAGACTGGATTAGGGCAGGAGTTACAAGTTATAATAAAGGATCAATTGATTTTGAAAATGGATCTAGAATTGTAAGTCAAACAACTACTGAAACAACTGGACGAGGTATGAGTATTACGCTCCTATACTGTGACGAATTTGCGTTCGTGCGCCCTACTATTGCAAAAGAATTTTGGACTAGTATTTCGCCTACACTATCAACTGGTGGTAAAGCAATTATTACAAGCACTCCTAACAGCGACGAAGATCAATTTGCATTCATATGGAAGCAAGCCAACAAATGTGTAGACGAATACGGCAATCCAACACCATTGGGAGTTAATGGATTTAAAGCATACCAAGCCAACTGGTGGGAACATCCTGACCGCAACGAACAATGGAAAGCAGAAGAAATTGGACGTATTGGTGAAGAACGTTTTAGACGCGAACACGGCTGCGAGTTCTTGATTTATGATGAAACTCTAATTAACAGCATAACATTATCAGAACTACAAGGTCGCGACCCCATTGAACTACAAGGACAAGTTCGTTGGTTCCAGAAACCACAAAAAAACAAAACGTATACTATAGGGCTAGACCCTAGCCTAGGCACCGGCGGCGATTACGCTGCTATACAAGTATTTGAATTACCTACCATGATTCAAGTTGCCGAGTGGCAGCATAATCGTACTCCTATACAAAGACAGATTACAATACTAAAGGAAATATGCGAATATGTTTATGACACTATAGGCACTCAAAATGACATTTATTACAGTGTAGAAAACAACACACTGGGCGAAGCTGCACTAATTGTAATATCTGAATTTGGCGAAGAAAATATCAAAGGAACATTTTTGAGTCAGCCCATAAAGCCCGGGCAGGCCAGATTGCACAGAAAAGGTTTTACAACTACAAATAAAAGTAAATTGGCAGTTTGCGCGAAATTTAAGAACTTAGTTGAAAATAGAAAGATAACTATTTGCAGTAAAAATCTAATTAGTGAACTTAAAAATTTTGTAGCCAGCGGCGTAGGATTTGCAGCTAAAATTGGCGAAAATGACGATTTGGTATCGGCAACACTGCTTACGCTAAGAATCATACAAGCCCTGCAAAGTTATGATGCTGATTTAGACGAAAAACTGCGAGATAATACAGACGATTACATAGCACCTATGCCCTTTATAATGATTTAGCGATAAATAATACATTATGCGTGAACTAGACAAAATTTCCTCAGCACTATTTAATAAAATTCGTAGTAGATTTGATAGTGTTAATATTGGTGACGAAAAAGCCCAAAAAATTACCGACCCCGAGCAGGCTAGATTTTTTAATTTTGATTATATTAGCAGCGATGGGGAAAACTTTGGTAATGTAACAATTAGTCTGATTGACGAAAACAGCCTAAAAATTTACTATGGCTCAAATATTACGGACGGTTTAGACGAAGCACAATCAAAAGAATGGTTTGCCTTTTTACGCGATGTTAAAAACTTTGCACGTAGAAATATGTTAACTTTTGATACCAGAGATATTAACCGCAGTAACCTAGATCTTAAAGATATTAGACAGCAAGCAGGATCAGACGCTACATTTAACAAAGATGAGTTAGCCATTTCAGAAGGCCGCCTATACGGTATGGGTAACAACAAGCGTATGAGTTTTGGTGATGTTGGTACACATAAAATAATTATCAAGCATCGTGATCAAATTGATCCTGAAAAGCGCGGCGATCGCGGTAGACAGATAGAACACGTTTTCATTGAAACTCCTATCGGAGAGCGATTCCTACTAGATCACACTAATTTACACGGCGCAAGAGCAACAGCTAATCATTTAAGACATGGCGGTAAAATTGGTGACGAAGGTAGCGAATTAATAAATGAAATGGTTAGAGAAATGGCATCAATGCGACACTTTGTTCGTGCTATGCGTAACCGTACTTTTGAAGATGCAGAAACAACCGGCATGGTAGAAGCTGCTATGCATAGATATAATGAAGTGAGAGACAATCTTAAAAAATTTCAAGGCCGCCATGGCGAAAATTTGTTGCAAAAAATGATTTGCAATTCTGCAGACATGGACGAAGAAATTGATGTTGATGAACTAAGAGAAAGATTTGTCAAAAAAATATACGACGATCGTTTTAATGAAGCACTTCCTTATGTGTACAAGGCATATCAAACCAGGAAAAAAATGAATACAACAGAAACAAATGAGTTTGAATCTTGGGCTAATAGTGTTACTGAAACAACTTGGGATTCAGATTCTGATGACATGAGCGAAGGTAATCTTGAAAGATTGTTTCAAAAACCCATAGCTGCAGGCATGGACGGTGTAGATGGTATTGCAGCAATCGGCAGTATTCCAGATTTAGATTCCGAAGACCTACAAAGTTCAATTAAAAAATTGTCCCAAGCACAAGGACCAGATGTAGATATTAGAAACACAATTATTGGCTGGTTAATGTCAAACGGCGAGCGAGCATTGGCGCAAGGCCTACTTGCAATGATGCAGCAACAAAACGCCAACACACAACCGCCAACACCACAACCGCCAGCACCACCACAACAACCAGTTGGTGCAACAACAATGGATCAACCTGTAGTAAGTGAAGAATTAGACTTTATTCGCAAGCTAGCTGGCATTTAATTCAATTTTTTATGCATCCACTTTTAAAGTTCCACTGGGAAAAAGTAGATCGCGAAGTCCCAGTGAATGCTAATCACATTGTCTTACACACAATAGAAGATGTTTTAATTGTGAACTTAGACGCCATTTACGAAAGAACTTACGGCTACAGAGCTATTGATCAATTACTGTATCTAATATATAAATTTGCAGATAACAAAAGACTAATTTTTTTATCACGTGATGGCGCTAATTTACAACTAGCAGGAATAAAAGAAATTATTGTCAGTGTTATACAATGCCTAGGATTAAATGAAGAAACCTGTTTGGTCATTGGAAGAGAAAATGTAGAAATTCCCGGAGCAACCGTGGAAATGTATGAAGCTATACCTTTCTGGTGCAGTGGTATATACGAAGAGATTAAATCAGTAGACATCCTAGATGAGCCGCTTGAGAAAAAATTTGCTGCTTGGTATCATAGAGGTCCTTTTTTTCGACTAATGTTGGCCAGGCATCTTTACGATAATTATAAAGAAGATTCATATATTTCATATCAAGAAACATACGATCATGGTATGATACACGATCACAAACTACGTTCTTTTTTTAAAGATGAATTAGAATGGTGCAGTAATCATACACCAATTGTTTATGATCAACTTTTTCAAAATAGGCAATATACATTGGAACAAATTACAAATCCAATACGTAAACCGTATGGGAAATACTTTGTAGATATCGTAGCAGAAACAGATGTGTTAAGCACAACTTGGATCACTGAAAAAACTGTAAGAAATTTATATACCGGTGTGCCGTTTATTGCCATGGGCGGCCCTGGAATATTAGAAAAAATACGAAGCTTTGGATTCAAAACTTTTGCTCCTTATATAAACGAAGATTACGATAACAATCCTAATTTGTATCAAAGACTTGAGCAAATTAAAAAAGAAATTGATCGTATTGCACAAATATCATACGACGAACTTAGGCAAATTAAAAGAGAAATGATGCCTATATTAGAGCACAATCAAAAAATTTTTATCAAATTTGCTAAACGGTATGGCACCCGAGTCTACTAAAATTTTGCTAGCTGGCGACAGTTGGGGAATCGGAGTTTTCAAAAACAATAATGGTGATTATGGACCTACTGGCGAAGGTATACACACCATACTTGCTAGTTTAGGATATAATGTTATAAACATTAGTAAGGCTGGCGGAGCCAATTGGTTAATGGTAGATAGACTTAATCACAAATGGAACAATCAAACTAGATGTTATTACGGAGTTGATAGCCAAGATAAACAAGATTTTAAAATAGACGAAATAACACATATAATATTTTTACAAACTGATATTTTTAGAGAAAATTATTGGTATATTAAAGAAACTCCAGAAAGCTCAGTAACTCAAAAAAAATGGTTAAACCAAGATTTTGTTGACTCATTACTAAACTATGATTCAATTCAAAATTTTATAGATTCCTATTTTCATAGTTTTTATACTGAATTAAATAATTTTGGACAAAAACACAATAAAAAAATTTTATGTGTAGGCGGTTGGAATAAACTGCATCCTTCAATATCAAACTATTCTCATTTAGTTCCTGCAATAACAAGTGCTTGTCAATTTCTCGTTCCAGAACTATTAGAAGATGTTTATTTAAGTGATCCTGAATGGTTTGTACAGCTTGATCAAAATCCAGAAATCGTTAAAAAATTTAATGTTGAACTTAAAACAATGGCTGTTCAAACATCAGACAAGTATTTTAGGTTAGTTACTGAATGGAACGACTGCCACCCTGCAATTGAAGGTTACCAAAAAATAACAGAAAAATTGTTATCATTTTTTTGATAAAAACTTTATTTTATTTGTTTGACTTGATAAATATATTTGTTATACAATTGCTAGGTGCAGTTGTATATCTAGGCACAAACATTATGGCATTTTATAAGGAGAAACATTATGGCCACATCTTTAGCAGAAATTCGCGCTAAGTTACAAGCGCAAGAAAACCGTCAACAAGGCGGCCAATCACAAGGCGACAACGCCATCTATGCACACTGGAACATTCCAGAAGGCTCAAGTGCAAAAATTAGATTCCTACCAGACGCTAACACACAAAACTCATTCTTTTGGGTTGAGCGACTAATGATTCGTTTGCCGTTTGCAGGAATCAAAGGACAATCAGATAGTAAGCCTGTTGTAGTACAGGTACCTTGCGTTGAAATGTATGGTGACGCATGTCCAATCTTGGCCGAAGTACGCACTTGGTTTAAGGACCCAGGTCTAGAAGAAATGGGTCGCAAGTATTGGAAGAAGAAGTCATACCTATTCCAAGGTTTTGTAAGAGAGAATCCACTAGCGGACGACAAAACACCAGAGAATCCTATTCGTAGATTCGTTATTAGTCCCCAGATTTTTAATTTGATCAAGGCTGCACTAATGGACCCAGAACTAGAAAGCATGCCAACTGATTACACCGCTGGATTAGATTTTACTGTTACAAAAACTAGTAAAGGTGGTTACGCAGATTACTCTACTAGCAAGTGGAGTCGTAAAGAGACTGCACTAACTGCACAAGAACAAGGTGCTATTGATAGTTTTGGTCTTTACAATCTAGCAGACTTCTTGCCCAAGCGTCCGGGCGAAGTAGAACTTAAGGTTCTTAAGGAAATGTTTGAAGCAAGTGTAGATGGTCAAGCATACGATCCAGATCGTTGGAGTCAGTACTACAAGCCTAGCGGCTTTCAGGGTAAAGGCAGCGACGATGTAGAATCAGCACCTGCTCCAGTAGCTAAGGCAGCACCTGCTCCAGTCCAATCCTCTGCACCGTTTGATGCAGATGAGGAAGATGATGCACCTGTAGCTACTGCTCCTGTGCAAGCCGCTGCTGCTAAACCTTCAAGTCAACGAGCCGAAGATATCTTGGCCATGATTCGTAATCGTAGCAAACAGTAAGGCGTTCGAATGTTATCGCAATTAGATAACATTATTTTTCCAGACCGTTGCGAAGTATTAGAAGTTGCTCCGCAACGGTATGTGTATCCAATATACAAAAACGGTTACAGTAGTTTGAGTAATTCAGGCTTTAGAACATTGGCAATGTCAGAATTGCCCGGATTGGATACTGTAGAAATATTTGTTAGAGAACCCGTTGAAAGATTCTTTTCTGGTCTAAGTTCATATATTGAATATAATAATCACTTGGACAAAGATACTTTGTTGTTTATGGCCGGGCATCATTTGTTTCTTAATAGGCACTACGCACCTCAGTTTCACTGGTTGGTAAACCTACGCAGATTTACCCAGGCAAAAATTAAGATTAATCCAATTGCAGATTTAAAAACTATAACAGATTTGCATGTCAATGAAAATAAAAATAAAGTACATTATGATATTGTACATTTTCCCAAGGTCACATTTTATATGCAGTTAGATAAAGTTCTAACAGAAATTTATCTTGGACAAACTGTGTCATTTAATGAAATTATAAAAAGTATCCGCGATACATATCCGGATGTATATAAAGAAATTATTCAAAGATCAAAAGATTTATGCAATGTCCTCGTTTAGATCATTTTGTAAGATTTAATCCAAACGGAACTGTGAGTCGCTGTGGCCATATGGTCAATCCCCCGCAATTCGCTTCATTGCAGGACATGGAAAACAGCGACTGGTTAAATAATATTCGAATTAAACTTCGGCCGCCGGAATGTGTACGATGTTTTGAAACAGAACTGCAAAACGGCACTAGTATCAGACTGAATGCAATCAAATTTGATCAACAGCAAACCAGACCAGATTATCTGATTGTGGGCGGTGTGCTTGACAATATTTGTAATAGTGGATGTTTAACTTGCGACGAAAACCACAGCACTAAAATTGGAAGTTTGAAATCTAAAGTATATACCATAGTTGATAATGCCAATAGATTTTGGAATTTGCCTGTTGATAGAATTGTCCACTTAGATATAAACGGTGGAGAACCCAGTGCCAGTAAAAATTATAAAGACATATTAAAAAACTTACCAGCCAATATAAAATCTGTAAGAATTAATACTAATTGTTTTAATGTAATAGACGAAATAGAAACTTTAATTCAAAGAGACATAAAAGTCACTGTAACAGTTAGTTTAGATGGTATACAAGAAGTACACGACTTTGTACGATGGCCTATCAAAT